TATGGCTTTGCATGGTTTGAGGTAGTATATAAGCGTCGTAGTGGCCCACAGTTCCGTAGCTACAAGAAGTATTCCAAGTACGATGATGGCCGTATCGGTATCCGTAAGCTGGCCTCTAGAGCGCCTTGGACTGTATCTAAGTTTGATGTAGACCAGAAGTCCGGTGATGTCTTAGGTCTCTATCAGGAAGGCTCACAGTTTGGTAAAAGCCATTATATCCCGGCTAACAAGTCTCTATACTACAAGACCACTGCAATTAACGGCGACCCTAGTGGTCGTAGCATTCTTCGTAATGCTTATACCTCTTATGAGTATCTGAACAACCTACAGTCCATCGAGGCTATTGCAGTAGAACGAGAGCTTGCAGGTATCCCAGTAGCCCGTATTCCCTCGGAGTACCTCTCTAGCGATGCTACAGCCTCTCAGTCGGCTATTAGGGCTGACCTACAGCAGATTCTTCGGGACGTAAAGTTCAACGAGCAGGGTTACATTATCCTTCCGAGTGATACCTACCCTGATAAAGATGGTAGCCCAACCAACGTCCGCCTGATGGACATAGAATTGATGTCCTCTAGTGGTTCACGCAATATCCAAATCGACCCCATCGTTAGCCGCTATCAGCATGATATTGCTCGTAGTGTTCTCTCTGAGTTTCTTCTCCTTGGAGCGCACAGCTCCGGTGGCTCGTATGCGTTATCTAAATCTAAGACCGACCTCTTTCTTCGTGCCTTGGAGAGCTACATTAGTGCCATCACTGACGTACTCAACAAGCAACTCGTAGAGCGCCTGTGGCAACTCAACGGGCTTTCCTACGATACTATGCCGTACATCAAGGCTGGTGATGTAGCACCGCACGATCTTCGTGAGATTGCAGCCTTCCTTCGTAATCTGAATGGTGCAGACATTAACGTCTCTGACCATCCAGAAGTTATTCAAGACCTCATGGACATTGCGGAACTCAGCTATGAACCTAATGAAGCTCCCCGGCGAGATGTACAACCGGATGAAACAGAACGCCCGGATGAAGAGTGATCTTCAGACACTCTATTCGATGACAGACCGAGAGCTTAACGATATTGGTCTTTCCCGTGGTTCTATTCGGGATGCCTTCTACAAAGGAAAGAAGTAATGCCTTTCTCTACTAATGCAGACCTCCCCAAAGCAGTACGACAGACTGTCCCAGAAGAGAACCAAGGTAAGTTCCGTCAGGTGTTCAACTCTGTCATGGAAGACACTGGCTCTGAGCAACGTGCCTTTCGTGCTGCTTGGTCTTCGGTAGAGAAGGTAAAGACTTCCACCTTGGCAGAGAAGGCTAAGAACTGGAACGCACGTCATGGTGCTAAGAAGGGCAACATCAGTGCTAAGACCCTTAGAGCAGTCTATGACCGTGGCATCGGTGCATACAAGACCAACCCCGGCTCTGTACGCCCTAACGTAACATCTAAAGAGCAGTGGGCAATGGCCCGTGTAAACAGCTTCCTTAAGATCGCTGCTGGCCAGAAGGCTGTAAGCCATGACAAGGATTTGTTGCCGGGTCGCACAGAGAAGGCTGAGTTTCGTGGTGAGAAGGTCTCCCTAGATAAGCCATTCCGTCTGCCTAAAGGCTCTGCTAAGAAGTTTGGTGTGTACGTCAAGTCCGGTGACAAAGTGAAGAAGGTTACCTTTGGTAGCCCCACTATGGAAATCCGTCGTGACGACCCAAAGGCCCGTGCTAACTTCCGGGCTAGACACAACTGCGACAGCAAGACTGATAAGACCACTGCTGGTTATTGGTCCTGTAAAATGTGGGAGTCTGGTTCTTCTGTGAGCGATATGCTCGCAAAAGACGATTCCGAGCAAATGAACCTAGAGGGTCAAATCCTTAAGACAGACGATGAACAGCGTCTTGTCTACGGTTGGGCCTCGGTCATCACTGAAGACGGTAAGCCTCTGGTAGACCGCCAAGGTGATGTAATTGAAGCCGACACTATGGTTAAGGCCGTGAATAAATTCATGGAGCATATTCGTGTTGGTAAGATGATGCACAAGGGGGATCAGGTGGGTCAAGTTGTCCACTCGATGCCTCTCACTAATGAGATTGGTGAGTCCTTGGGCATTTCCAGTAGCCGTGAAGGTTGGATCGTAGCATTGAAGGTATTCGATGATGAGGTCTGGTCTCTGGTAAAATCTGGCCAACTTACGGCCTTTTCTATCGGCGGCAAAGCTAAGAGGAAGGAAGTAAATGACTAACATCCTACTCGACTTGGAGTTGGACGAATTGTCACTTGTTGACCGTCCTGCTAATCAAGCCGCTACAATCTGTCTTATTAAAAGGGACGAAAGCATGGAAGACATGGAAAAAGGGTACGACTCATACCTCGATGAGCGTAAGTCGTACTACATGGGTAAGGGCATGGGTGAAGACGAAGCCATGAAGAAGGCTAAGGAAGAACTCGACAAGATGTCCCCTGAAGAGAAGAAGGAGCTTATGGCTCGCCTTAACAAAGCTGACGAAGCTGAAGTAACAGAAGAGGCTGTAGACCAGTCCGAACTGTTCTTGGCTGAAGTTGACGCTCTTAAGGCAGAAGTCTCCCGCCTCTCCAAGGCCCTCGAAGACAACGGTTACGTTGTTTCCGAAGAAGAAGTTACGAAGGCTGAAGAGCCTGAGTATGTAGAATTTGACGGTGAGAAGGTTGTCAAGTCTGACATCCCGGCCCCCGTCCTCAAAGCTCTCGAAGAAGCAGAGATTGCCAAGCGTCATATCGAGCTTAAGAAGCAAGCTGACGAAATCCTGCCTAACTTCGACAACGAAATTGCGGCCTCGCTCTTGGCTCATGTAGCTAAAGATGACGCAATCGTAGAAGCCCTCAAAGCTGCTGATGCTGCTATGGGTGCTTCAATGCAAGAGATCGGTGAAGCCTCTGTAGAAGCTGATATGGCTTCCCCACAGGACAAACTGGACTCTATGGTAAAGTCCTACATGGACGAAAACGCTATTGCCAAGTCTGGCTACGCTAAAGCATACGCTGCTGTAGCCAAGACCGATGAAGGCAAGGCGCTCATTTCTAAGCTCTACAAAGGAGAGTAAATCATGGCGACGAATGCAGGCCGCTTTAACAACATTTCTGTAGAGGCAGTTAGCGCTGTCAATCAATTCGAGTTCGTGAAGATGACTTCAACGGGCGCTGCTCAAGCTGGTGACGGCGAGTTGGCAATCGGTGTTGCTCTTACCACTGTGGACCCATCCGCTACCCCAGCTACTACCAACCTTTCCGTACAGATTGACGGTATCGCTATGGTAAAAGCTGGTGAAGCAGTGGCTAAAGGTGCGATGGTTGGTGCTGATGCCAATGGCTTCGCCACTGACGCTTTCACCACTGGTGACTATCAACTTGGCGTAGCTCTGGATGCAGCTTCGGGTGCGAATGAAATCATTCGTGTTCTGCTCAAGCCAGTAGCTAATCAAGCAGCATAATTGAAGGAATAGGAGCAAACTAATGCCTTTGTTGACCCCATCTAGCGTGCATATTGATGCACCATTGTCCAACCTGACGCTGGCTTACGCTCAGTCTCAGGAAAACTTCATTGCAGACAAAGTCTTCCCTACTGTAGGCGTAGACAAGCAGTCTGACAAATACTACATCTACAGCCGTGCTGACATGAACCGTACTGGTGATGTCAAGAAGCTGGCCCCTCGCACCGAAGTAGAGCGTATCGGTATGTCCGTATCTAACGACAGCTACTTTGCTGACGTGTACGGCCTCGGCATGGATTTCGATGAGCAAACTCTTGCTAACGAAGATGCTGCTTTGGACATTCGTTCTGCTGGCGCTCAGACGCTGGCTATGCGTCTGATGATCCACCGTGAGAAGCAGTTCGCTGACACCTTCTTTACGACTGGTGTTTGGGGTACTGACCGCACTCTGTCCGGCTCTGCTCAGTGGGACCACGCAGACTCTACCCCTATTAAGGACGTAACCCTTGCTTCTCGTACTATCCAGCTTGCTTCTGGCGGTTTCCGTCCGAACACTCTGGTTGTAGGTCGTGAGACGCACGATGCTCTGGTAAACAACCCAGACATTATCGCTCGTTTGAGCGGTGGTGCTACTGTTGCTAACACAGCGCTCGTAACCAAGGCGAAGCTAGCAGAAATCTTTGAGGTAGAAAACTACTACGTCATGGAGTCTGTGCAGAACACTGCTGCTGAAGGCGCTGCTGAATCTACCTCCTTTATTGGTGGTGACTCTGCAATGCTTTGTTACACCCCTTCTTCTGCTGGTCTGATGTCTCCTGCGGCTGGTCTGACCTTCGCATGGAACAGCATTCCGGGTGCTAACAACCTCGGTATCACTGTTGAGTCCTTC